ATGGAAGAAAAAAAGATTAGAAGTTTGCGTGCTGATGAAATAGAAATTCGTGTGGCACAAGTAACTGATAAAGGAGTACAATTATTACTTTACAAAGATAGTAGATGTGATAAAAGAATACTTGATGAAACATTTGGGGTTAAAGGCTGGAAAAATAAATATGAAGAAATAAAAGGAAATTTATTTTGTACTATATCAATATGGGACGAAGCTAAAAAACAATGGATTGATAAATGTGATTGTGGTGTGGAAAGTTTTTCAGAAAAAGAAAAAGGAGAAGCATCGGATGCTTTTAAGCGAGCTGGTTTCAATGTAGGAATAGGCAGAGAATTATATACAAGAATATTTTATTTTGCAAATGTTCCCACAAAAAAGAACGATAAAGGAAAATTTGAGTTAGTAAACAAGTTTGAAAAATTTTCTGTATCCAAAATTGAAACAAATGAAGAAACAGAAAAAATTGAAAAAATAGAAATAGTTGATTCTAAGAAAAAAGTTGTATTTAGTTATGGATATTCAATCCAAGATAAACAAATAATCCCACAAAAAATGGAAGAAGGACAACTTCAAGCAATTAGAATTTTATTAAGTGATGATGAAACTTTTAAAAAACAAGTTTATTCAAAATTAAAAATAAATTCTTCAAAAGAACTATTGGAAAAATATACGAAAGAACAAGCAACAAAATTGATTAATCAAATAAAAGGATTAAAAGCAAAATATGATTCTAACAAATAAGAATAATTTGCCAGAACAATTTGTAAATGCTGTAAATAGAGATTATAAACCCACACCACATCAATATAGTGTTACAACAATACTTAATTCGACAAGACAAACAATATTACAAAGAAGATATAATGATGTAATAGAGGATGATGTTAGCAATCAAATTTGGGCTATTTTAGGAACTGCATTTCATGGATTATTAGAAAATTCAAAAGAAAGTGCTGATGAACTTAAAGAAGAATATTTAAAACAAGAATTATCTTGTTTAGATGAAAATTTGAGTGGATATTATTTAAGTGGTAAGGCAGATTTATACAATGCTAAAGCAAATAAAATTATTGATTTTAAAACGACAAGTTCATTTAAATTTGTAAAAAAAGATTTTGAAGATTATCGTTTACAACTTTTAATGTATGCTTGGTTATTTAGAAAAATAGGTTTTAAAGTTGATAAGGGAGAAATAATCGCTATATTAAGAGATTGGTCAAAGAGTAAAGCGAAAATAGATAAGAGTTATCCACAATTGCAGGTTCAAAAGGTGGAATTTAAATTTACAAAAAAAGATTTTGAGTATATTGAAGAATTTTTAAAAAATAAATTTCTTGAATTAAAAGAAAATGAAGAAAAAGCAGATATTGAACTTCCTATGTGTTCTATGGAAGAAAGATGGGCAGACCCTACTAAATATGCTGTAAAAAAGAAAACAAATAAAACTGCTCTAAAGCTTCATGATACATTAGAAGGAGCAAATAACCATTTAAAAATATTAGAAGAAAAATATCCAAATGTTTATGAAATTGAAGAAAGACCTTCTATAAATCATAAATGCGAAAGTTATTGTAGTGCATGTAAATTTTGTGATTATTGGAAAGAGAGGTATGAGAATAAAAGTGATGAAAAGATTTAAAGTAGATATTCCTTGTAATTATATTGTAGGATACTTAAGACAAGCTCATGTTGAAGCAATTATTAAGGCAGAAACAATTGAAGAAGCAAGATTAATAGCAAAAAATTATAATGACTATGAATTAGTAATTGATGAATATGAAGTGGAAGATTACGATGAATATGATTTTGAAAATATGAAAATAATGGAGATTAAATAATGATAGATGAAAAAATATTAAAAAAAATGAAAAACATTGGAACTGTATCTCTAAGTTTTGATACATATTTAAAACCAATTGAAACTAAAGGCTTAGTGGAGCAAATTGATAAATATATTATTAATGAAGCAAAAGAGACAGTAGTTATAATTTGGAAAAATGGCAAAAAAACAATTGCAAAAATAGCTGAAGATGATAAATTTGACAAAGAATTGGGATATCTATTAGCTTTTTATAAATATTTATTTTTAGAAAAATTTAAATTATCAAAGAATGAATATAAAAGAGTTATGGATTGTATTAGACAAACTAAACTTAAAGATTATTTGTTTATTCAATTTAATAATAATTCGTTTAGAAACCATGAAAAAGCACGTAAATATTTATCAAAATTAAAGGTATCTGTTCCAAAAAATAATTCTGCTGAAGAAGAGGTATTATGATGAAAAAAAGAGATACATTATTTATTAATACAAAAACAGATTTACCTACTGAAGAATTACTTTGTAAAATATTAAATTCATTAGAGGGATTTAATAATAAAAATTCATTTATTCCAGAAAAACTTGGAATAAGTAAGAGAGATTATCAAAAAATATTAAATAATAGACCTGATGTAATTATGAATAATTGCATTATGGGAATGAAAGTTGAAACATTTTAAGGAGAATAATATGTTTAAAATTAATGTAAAAAGAGGAATGTATGGGTTTAGTTCAAGATTAAAAGGAACTGATAGAGAAGGACAAGATATATTTATGTATCTTGATGTTCAATTTGCAAAGTGTGAAGAGCCAATTAATAATGTTTTACAAATAGATGTTAAAGATGGCTTTATAAGTTGTTTTAATAGTCAGTCTGGAGTAAAGCCAAAATTAGTTATATTGGATTATGATGTAGTAAAAATTTATGAAGAAAAAAGCAATGAGGGAGGCACACTTGAAGATACACTTGATGAATTAGAAATCCCATTTGATGTTGAATGATTATTAAATGTATAAAACAAGTTGAACTAGAACTTAATACAATTAATGATGAATTAAAAAGAATAGGTAATAATCCAAAAGACATTCACTATTTTGAAGATTTACAAAATGAAAAACAAATGTTGGAAAAACAAAAAAATAAATATAAAGAAAACCTTAAAAAACTGCCTGATTTGGAAAGTAGAATATATAACAAAGTAGTATATGAAGGCATAAATGTTACAAAAGCAATAAGAGATATTGCTGATGAAAATTATATGAATGATCAAAAACCAACAGACCCTGATTATATTTTTAAAAAATATTGGAAAAAAGTTAAAGAAATTATATAAATGCCAGTGAAAACACAGTAAGGAGAGTGATATTCTATAATTGTCAAAGGTAAAAGATTACTTTTGATACAGTATCACCTCCTTTCTGCCTTAATGGCGAGAAGTATTATTATAATACTTCTTAAATAGCGGTGTAGAGTAGTGGTAACTCACTAGGCTCATAACCTAGGATATGTTGGTTCAAATCCAATCACCGCCACCAAAGAGATATTAAAACCAATGTGGAGAAAAAGTTATGAATTTATTAGAAAAAGTGTATGCAGAAAAGAAAACCGAAAATGGAGATATTTCTTATAACACAACAGGTAATAACTTAACTGATTTATTGTTCTTAACTGCATTTTTTGAAAAACACTTAAATCAAGTAAAAATTGGAACAAGCGAAAAAGAAAAACTATTTTCTATGTTTGTTAGAGACCCTAGATATGGTTTAGGTCGTAGAGATTTAGGAAGAAAACTAATGAAATTATCTGGTGTTGATACTAATGATGTTGTATTAGCAGGTAGATATGATGATTTACTTTATATAGCAAATGATGAAGCAATTAATAAAATTTATCAAGAACTAAAAAATGGTAATGAATTAGTAAAAAAATGGATGCCTAGATTAACAGGAAAAAATAGAAAAATAGCAAAAATATTATGCAAAATTTGGAATATAACTGAGCAAGAATATCGCTCTTTAATAAAAACAGATAAGACAGTTGAATACAAATTGTCATATGCTGAAAAAACAGAGGGTACACCTTTAAATGATTTATTTAAACAAGAAAATTACAAACATCCTTTAGTAGATAAAATCAATTTTGAACAAGTGCCAAGTTTAGCAATGCACAAGTATTTACATACATTTTCAACAAGAGAGGATTTAAAAGATAGATTTGCAGAATATATAACAAAAGTAAAAGAAAATAAAGCAAAAGTAAATACAACAACAGCAAATGTTCATGATGCTTACAAAACTACTATGAGAAAAACAAATGAAAGCATTCAAGAAAATGCTGAAGTTATATCTAATAAAACTATTGATAATGCAACTTTAGGTGTTGAATTAGATGCAATTTGTGTTCTTGATACTTCTGGTTCAATGTATAGTAGTTATAATTGGAGAACTAATGGACCAGATTATGATAATATGAACGATATCGGTGTTAAAGCTATGTCTGTTGCTTATGCAATAGCAACAAAATCAACTTATGCACCAAATCAATTAATATCATTTTCATCAAGTCCAAAATTAATGACAATTAAAGGAAATACATTGAAAGAAAAATATAAATCAATGTATACAGGAGATTGCTCTAATACTGATTTTGGAGCAGTAATGAAGTTATTAAGAGGTTTAAAAAAATATCCTGAATATATAATTGTATTAAGTGATATGGAATTTGATTATGGTTCAAATTTATCAAAAAAAGAAACAATGAAATTATTCAAAGAACATGGAGCGAATACAAAAATAATATGGTGGACATTTAATGATAGAAACCAAACTGCTCCTGAATTTGATGAATATGGAAATATATATTTAAGTGGTTATAATTTACAAATGCTAAAATTACTTGAAACTAAATTTGATATGACTACTTATATTGATAAATTACTAGATGATTATAAAAAGAAAATAGGAAAATAAAATTAAATGCTTGTACAGCAACTCATTTACGCATGATAAGCCATTGGTCATTGGTTCGAATCCAATATTTGATTTATTTCAAATTAGCTCAGCAGGATAGAGCAATGTAAAAACGAGCATTGTTTAAATAAAAAAGAAATAATATTAAAAGGTCGTACAGCAAATAATTTAAGCTATCAAAAATAGGTTTTGAAAAAGCACCTTTCTTGTAAAAAGGATAATCGACCTTTGTTGAATTAAATAATAAAAGAAAAGCACACACAGCAAAACAATTAGTGGCTTATTGGTTAAGCAAAGGACTGAAAATACCTTTCAAGTTGGTTCGATTCCAACCTAAATTAAATGTGCTTTGATTAAATTAAAAATAACATCTCTATCCAGAATAGATGATGTCCTTACACCGATAAATTCGGTAGTTGTATATTAAAGACACGAACAGCAAACAATATTAGGCAGAATTTGCCTCGGTAGCTCAATAGGTAGAGCAATAGATTTTGGTTCTATGTGTTTATGGTTCGATTCCATACAGTAATAAAAAAGTGTCTTGTTATATAAGAAATTCACCACAAAATACTATAATATAGTAATTTGTGGAGCAAATAAGCCCATTACAGCAATAATTGAAAATGAAAGATTTACTTTTTTAAAACTATTGGTTTTACATTTTAGATTGTTAGATAACAAACTTTGGGCTTTGTTATAAAAAGGTTTGTTATTGAATTAAATCTTTGAAGGAGGAGACTATTAAGTTAGTTTCCTTTTATTTTTTTAGGAGGAAAATGAAGTCAACAGGAAAGAGATTTGAAGAAAATTTTAAAAAAAGTGTTCCAAATAATATATTTTATTATCGTTTGAAAGACAGTAGTAATACATGGTCCGAAGGAACAAAGACGAGATTTACACCCAACAATATATGCGATTGTATTTTGTATGACGGAGATTATTTATATATATTAGAATTAAAATCAACAAAAGGTAAAAGTTTATCATTTAATAATATAAAAAAACATCAAATTGAAGATTTGACATGGGCATCACAATACGCAAATATTGTTTCTGGATTCATAATAAATTTTAGCGATTTAGATGAGTGCTATTTCATAGAAATAAGTCGTTTTAACGAGTTTTATGAATCAACTGGAAGAAAGTCTTTAGGAATAGCTTATTGTCGTAAAAAAGGCATTAAATTAGGTGTGGAAAAACTTAAAATTAATAAGAGATATGATGTAAAAAAAATGATAGATGACATTGTAAAAGAGGTAATATAAAGTGAAAATTTTACAAATAAATTTAAACAAAATTGATGAAAAGTACAAAGATATTAATGAAATAAAAATACTGCCATTATCTGATATTCATTTTGGTGACCCATTGTGTGATAAGAAATTAGTTCACAATACAATAAATTATATAAAAGAAAACGATGATGTTTTTGTAGTTTTAAATGGTGATTTAATAAATTGTGCATTAAAAAATAGTAAGAGCAATATTTATGAAGAAGAAATGACACCTATGAAACAAATGAATAAAATTGTTGAATTATTAAATCCTATAAAAAATAAAATCCTTGCTATAACAAGTGGCAATCACGAAAATAGAATTTATAATGAAACTTCAATTGATATTGATAAATTAATTGCAAATGAATTAGGACTAGAAGATAGATATGATCCTGTGTCAATTTATTTATATTTGTATTTTGGTGAAAAAGCTTACGGAAGAAAAGCACCAATGGTTTATACAATTTATATGAAACATGGGACGGCTGGTGGTAAAAAAATGGGTGGTAAAGCAAATGCTTTAGTTGATATGACTGAAACAGTAATAGCAGATTTATATATTTTAGGTCATTCCCATACACCAATGGGAACTAAAAAATGTGTTTATTTGCCTGATTATAGTAATAAAAGTTTAAATAAAAAAGAAATGTTATATATGATGTCAAATTCGTTTTTGAATTTTGGTGGTTATGGAGAACGACTTGGATTTTCGCCGACATCAACAAGTATTGTTGAAGCATCTTTGGATGGCAAAAATAGAAGAGTAAGGGTAAGGATTTAAAATATGAAAGAAAATATAAAATATAATAACATGAGAACAAGAAGAGAAATAGTAGATAAAGAAAATGAATTGTATGAATTAGCCAATAAAAAATTATTAGACCCAATAAGAGCAATAATATATTCTGATGCACTAGAATGGGTTTTAGGAGAAGATTATCTTGATTTTGACTATTTAAAGGATGAGCTTAATGACAATAATTAATTATATTTTAATAGTTATTTTAGTGGTTGTTATTCAATGGTTTGTTTACAAAAAACAAATTGAAAAAATATCAATTAATCAACAATTATTAGAATTAATATCAAAACAACAAAATATAATAATGTTAAATGACGAAAAAGAAATAACATATTGCAAAATATTAAAACATATTAAAGGACAATTAAATTTAACATTTTTAAAAGAATGTCCTGAAGAAGAAAAAGAATCCATTCCAAAAGAAATTTGCGATTGGATAGACCAATTATTAGAGGAAATATGTGATGGCAAGGAAAAATAAACATAAATCATTTATTAATTTTGTTAATAAAAAATATGCAAAGGAATTAAATAGACCATTAAGAAGTCATTTGTTTTGTTATTATGATGATTATGCTATGTGGTTGTTTTATGAAAAGTGCAAAGAAGATTATGAAGAATATTATTATTTGGCAGAAAAAGATTGGAAAGAATATTCTGATATGCAAACGGGGGTAGAAGTAGATGAGTAGTAATATTGAAAAAGCAATAAAAGCTCAAAAAAATAATTTAGATACAGAAAAAGTTTTAAATCATGAAGTTGCAGAAAAAGTTTTTGAAACGACAAAAGAACAAATTCTTCCATCAATTCGTGAAAAAGCAGAAGAAGTTTCATTATATATAGAAAAAGTTTTAAAAGAAAAAGACGAAGATGGATTAACAGCTACAAAAATACTTCCTTTAATAGCTAAAAGAAGTTTAAATGATATTGTTATCACAACAAAAACATTTACTTCTCAAGAATTGGCTATCGCTTTTAATATTTATGTTGATATGATTAATAAGATAAATAATTATGCAAAGTTTCCACCAAATAAAGGTACTTTTTGCCAAATGCTTGGTATAAGTAGGGCGACATATGATAATTATATGCAAGATCCAGAAAAGTGCGAAATAATGCGAATAATTGATGATTATATAACAACAACAATTTTAACATCATCACAGATAGGAGAGTTAAGAGAAATTTCAAGTATGTTTACTTTAAAATCTAATCATGGCTTTGTTGAAGCATCTGCACCTGTTGTTATTGAACACAAAAAGACGAATAGTGTAGAAGATATAAAAGCAAGATTACAATCTATAAAAGGTAATATAATAGATGCTGAATATGAAGTAAAAGAAAAAGAGGACTAGCTCCTCTTATTTTCTATTTGCCATTCTTATCAATTCTATCCAAAAAGCAAGTGCAATAACTAATATAAAAGCCATTATAATCAACTCCCTTTTAATTTGTTTAAAAGTACTTTTTTATCTATTATACCATATTCTTTTTGATATTGTTTAATTTTATATTGAAATGTGCTTTTTGGATAAAATGTTTTATTTGTGCTCTTGTCAATGCTTAATTTATCATTGACTTGTAATTCTAAAGTTTTTATAAAGTTTTCCATTGTTGTATATTTTCCAGTTGGTCGTCCTAGAATAACACCACTTTGTTTTTTCGCCATTAAAGCATCATGTGTTCTTTCACTTATCAAATCTCTTTCAAATTGACTTAATACAGAGAATATCCCTAATAATAAGTTTGTATTTGCATCTATTTTTTCTCCAGCTAATAAGTTAAAATTCTCGTGTAAAATATTAACATTTACTTTTTTAGTTTGTATTAATTCAGTAATTAATTCTAAAGTTTTTATAACACCACCACGAGAAAGTCGAGATAAACTTTCACAAACTAAAGTATCTCCCTTATTTAATTTTTGCAATAATTCTTCTAACATTGGTCTTTTTAGTTTTGCACCAGTGTATGTTTCTTCTATATATTTACAATTAATATTGTTTAAATATCCTTTATCTTTAAGTGTTTTGATTTGTCTAATATATTCTTGTTTATCTGTTGAAACTCTTATATAAAAATATATTTTTTTATCTTCTTACATTATTTCTCCATTTTGATTAATTTATTATTATCAATTTTAAGACTAAAGTTGTATTTTAAATTACATATTACTATATCTTTTAAATAGTCTTTAAAATCATCAAAGTCGCTAACACGATTTTCATCTAAATCTTCTTCACTAATATTATTATATAATTCTTTTAAGTAATCATTATCAATAATCATTTTTATCAACTCCTAATTATATTATACTACTTCTTCAATAATGTCGTAAGTTGACATATCATCAATTTCATCAATGTTGTTTATACAATAATTTGTTAAACTCCATAAATCAATTTCTTCTGCTTTCAAATAACAATTTTTAATTGTATAAAATAATTTATTGTAATCTTCATCACTTATCTTATCTTCCAATTGACATTGTATTTCGTCAATTATCTGCAAATTAAGTAAACTCAAATTATTTGCATTAAAATATTCATTGTAAATATCAGTATATTTTCTTAATTCTTCACTCATAATTTTACCTCCTATCAATCATTTTGCAGAAATTATCATCTGCTTTTTCTTTTTTTTTATATTATTAAATCTCCATTATAATATTGATACTATTTTCTAATGTTCTTTTAATCACATTGTAATAATCATCTATTTCAACACATTTTGATAAATCACTATTAAAATAATTTTCGCTAGAATATTCTTTATAGTTTTTGTCTTCATAATATATTACATAGCCAATATCATTTATTTCAAAATATGTTATTTTATATTTTTTGTTTGTTTTATTAAAATTATTTGCAAACAAAATTATTGCATTTCTTAATTTTTTATATTTCATATTAACACCACTTATTTTCTACAAAAAAATCTTTTTCTTCTTCATCATAATAAACTTTTATTTCACAACCGCTCCAATAGCCTTGACTATTTAAACATATTTCTAATTGTTCTTTTATTTCTTCATCATCACCAAAAACAAACTCATCATAATTTTCCATAATTTCTAAAAATCTTTTTAACATTTTATTATTTACTTTTATCATTATTCACACCCCCTAACATATACCATTTTCTTTAAACACTTTTAATAGCCCATATTTTTTTTTAAAATAAATATTAAAATATTCTTCTTTTTCTAATTCATAACAACCTATAAACATATCTTAACCCCCTTAATATAATTCTATATAATTTTTATGCACTTGTTCTAATATTTTATATGCTTGACTTAACAATTCGTGGTCTTTTTCTTCTTGTTCGTTATTGAAACATAATTCGCACCACCCTAGTAAACTATCTAACAAATACATAGCACTTTCTAATTGTGATAATTCACCACATATTTTTGGTATATCTTCCAAAACTAATTTTTCATCAAATGCACTAAATCTTGTGTTTCTCATATTTTAATCTCCATAACTCATAATATAATTTTTTATTTCTTTAAAATTATTCGTCCTCTAATTCTTCTATCATCTCTTCTAGTTCGTTGTCGCAAGTGTTTACATTGTTGTCTTGATATAATTCAAACCAAGTATCAAATATTTCTTCTGCTCCATCTTGTAATTCATCTTCTAGTTGATATTCATTAACACTATCTAAATTGCCATAACCATTAAATCTAACATATTCATCTGTATATCTATAATCTCCATAATATGTTGCTCTTACTGCTTCGTCTATTCTTCCTTCAAAAAACATGTTGAAAAACTCTTCGTCGTTTTCGTAATAGCGGTAATCTTCAAGACTTCCGTCCCAATTATTACATTCACTTACTAAGTCCCTTATAACGTCCGTATTTTCCTTTAAATATTCTAAAATTGTTTCTTTATTCATTTTATTCACATTCTTTTAATCTCTTACAATCTAATACAAAATTTTCTAATAGGTTCTGTATATGTTCGTAGTTGTTGCTATCGAACCAATTTATAAAAGTATAAATGGTATATGTTAAACAATAACCTGGTGCATATACTTTATGCCCGTATATAAATAGTCCATTTTTAGTTATTCTTGTTTTTCTTATATAGTTGTTTTTTATACCATAGTTTGTATTGATATAATCAATGCAATATTGTTTTAATTCTTTTAAATCTTTTTCTTTATTCATATTATTCACTCTCCTCATCTGCATAACTTTTAAAACAAGTTATTGTATATGTTTCGTGTTTTAAAATAACATCAATAACTTGCTCTCCTAAGATGTTTGTGTATAAATTAACACAAACATCTTTGAAATTATCATCGTTATTATAGTTATAAAAATTAATATCTTTTATTTTACTGTAAATTGTTTCAATTATTTTATCTTCCATTATTCTGCCACCCTATATTTGTCTAATTCTTCATATATTGAATTATCAATAATTTCCCATAAAAACTCACTATTTTCAACTTCTTTTACTATATTTTCTATGTCTTTTTTGTTTATATTATATTTTTTATTATCTCCACAATCTATTAAGTCTTTTATATATTCCTTTAAAAAATTATTAAACATATTATCTGTTCTCCTTTTCTTTTTCTTTTATACAATTTTTATATTCATATTCAGTATTAAAAATCTCTTTGTATTCTTTGTCAGTTAATAATTCAAAATTATTATCAATAAAGTCAATTTGTTTTAATACTTCTTCATAAAGTTCTTTATCTTGATTTTCTAGTTTGTATTCTTTATATTTATTCATTTCACTTAATTCAAAATATGTTTTTGCATTTATCATTTTAAAATCATCATAAAGTGACATATCTTCTATTTCTTCACATCCGCCAGCAAGACCATACTTTATTTTTCCAGTTTCTTGAATATCAATTACTAATATCCCATTGTTGTTATCTTCGTCTTTTGGTGTTAATTTGAAAGTAGTTTTGTCTTCATTTTTAAACTCATTATCAATTAAATCATATCCTGCAACATAACTTCCAATAGTAGTATTAATTTGTATTAAGTTATGTAAAATATCTATATCTTTTCTAGTTCCATAATTTGCAATGCCAAAGTTTTTTTCTTTAAAATTACTATAACTACTACTAACATTTTTTTTAATATAATCTAATAATTGATAAGTTCTATTTATCATATAGTAATCATAATTCCATTGTAAATGCATCGCAACGATGCTTTTTTTGTTTTTGTATCTTATATATATTTGACTTCTTTGTCCCATTTTTCAACATCTCCTATCTATTTACCCAATATCCCATACAATGTATATTATTGCTGTATTTTTTGAAATAAGTTTTTAATCTTTTTATATAGTTTTGTTTGTTTTCTTCATCAATTTGTAAAATTATATTTTCTTCTTCATCAGTTAAATATCTTTTAAAAGTGTTATCATTAACTGAATAACTATATCCGTCCTGAGAACATAAAACACAATTATATTTGTTATCAATATTATTAAAAGAATTGTATATAAATGTTTTTAAATGTTCTTTTTTATTTATGGTTCTTAAATTATGCAAATTATAATTGATAAATAATTCTTCACTTAATTTTGGTATAGGTTTTTCATCATCAAACCATAAAGTGCTGTCAATGGACGGCTTGTCAAGTTCAATTACAATAGTATAGTTATCATCAGTTTTAAATAAAAAATAATTTTTCATTAATTTATCAAAATATTTTTTATCCCTTGTTTCAAGATTTTTAATATAATCGCCCCAATAAAGAGTGTTTAATATTTCTTTTTTTTCTTCAATGTTTTCAATTTTTATCATAATGTTTACCAGATAGGGAAGAAGATTTTTATTCTTCTTCCGTTTCCTTTCCTTTAAGTTTGCCAACTGTATCTTTTGTTGCTAAAAAACTAACTTTAGTAGCAACAATTTTTAATTCATTTTGACTTAAACTTTCAATTTTTCCTGCAATACTTATTAAATCGCCAGTTCTGCAATAATCAGAAACACTTTCTGCAATTCCATCCCATAGCATAATTGGAACAAAGTCTGTTTCATATTCGCCGTTGATGTTTCTATAACGTCTTGGAACAGCTATTTTTATTTCTGCATATTTTTTTTGTTCTTCTGTTTCTTTTAATTCTGGGGTAGAAACAATGCGCCCCACAAGCACAACTTGATTAATCATATTTTTTTCCTCCATTATTTGAAAAAGTTTTTTCACTTTTTCTTGACTTTCTTTTATTTTTTGTTTTATAATGGAATAGCAAAGAGAGAAGTATTTAATCTTTGCACTTTTACAAAATAAGTCTTTAATCTTACTGACTTATTAATTCGGTTAGTCTTCTAATTTGAAATGTGTGTGGAGACTAACTCTTTTTTTTATTTTAATTTCAATTATATTATTTTTATAAATATAATTTACAAGTGATACCATTAACATATACGCTAGCAGATATAATATAACAATATCATTAAAATAAAATGATGTTGATGTAATTAATAATAAGTTTTTAAATGTAATAATTATTAATACTATTGTTAAAAATGTATTAATTATTACATTGTATTTAAGTCTATAATATTTAATCATAAGCAATATTTCCTTTCTTATTATTACCCCCCATAATTTAAAATGCTTTGATAAATATTCTCCCTAAATATACTATTCCATTTTTTTGTAAATAATTGACACTTATTACATCTCTTATTTACACATATATTGTATCACAAAATATGCGTTTTGTCAAACGTTTTGGTATAATTTATCCTTATTTTATAAGGACTTTAGCATATTTATATTATAATAGTTTTAATATATTTACTTTACATTTTAATTCATTTTTACTTTACAATTATATTATTATTAAATTGTTATTTGATTGTTATTTGATTGTTATTTGATTAAAAAAATAACAGAAGTTCCTGAATATCTATAAACAAAAATATTATATAAATTATTTGATATAGTTAATTGTAATTATATGATATTTTATAGTGATATTAATTATTAATATATATTGTTTGAAGTCCTTATAATATAAGGCTTTTTTTATATTAAAAACGGTCGTTTTTGATACCCCAGCACTATTTTTGAATACATCATAGGCACTCTTTTACCCTTAAAATTCTACCAAAATTACAAAAAGACTATATCAAATGAAAAAACACAGTGAAATTCCAGTATGAAATATGATAAATATGTATTGTAAGAGATAAAATAAATATTTTACACAATTTTACACATTGCTTTACGAAGTGATAATGGATAACTAGATATATAGGGCAAAATTGATATAAAACACAGTTTTTATCCATATATATCAAGGGTTTTATGACAAAATAATATAAGACAAAAATACCCCTGATATCATGTCGTTCAATAGTAAAAAGTGGCATATAAGGAGTGAAAAAGTGTCAAATTTTAGTGATTTTGATAGTCAAAAATATAAAATTTATATATTCGAATGTAATGGAAGTTGTAAGTTGGAATATTCAGTTATTGCAAAAAATGAAAAAGAAGCAAGAGAACATTTAGAAAATAAAGAATATGATGACTTAAATATTAGTAATATTGAAATTGAAGATATATGCAATGTTGATGTTAAACCATATGAATAATGATTTAAAGAATATTGAAAGAAAATGTTCAATGGAGGTAAAATTGTCATTAAATAAAGCGATAGAACATGGCAAAGAAAAAAGAAAGCCATATAGAAAATCAAAAGCTATTGACCCTATGTGTAGAAATCATAAGGGGTGCAAATGGTGCGAGAATAATAGAACATACAAAAATAGAAAAAGAGAGTTTAAAGAAGAATATGATAGAAATAACACATGATTTAAAAGATATAGTCATAAGTGCTTTGCGCTATGCTTTAGGACAAAAAACATATATAACTGGGGTAACTGCTGATTTTATTATGAATAATCCTGAATTATTAGATGAAAGAGTAAGAAAAGTTATGTTAAACGATTTACAACAATATTTTAATTGGCGAAATGAATCAATTATAAATGATGATGATTGTGATTATCAAAGTTGGAGAGAATTATATAGTTTTTTAGGAGAAACAAAACAATGAAAATAATAGAATATTTTGGAGACTTAATAAAAGATGCAATTGAAGTGTTTAAAAGAGGTTATAACAAAAAGAAGGAAAAATAATGATAAAAAAAGAAATTTATCCAAAAACGAAAAGAGTAAAATGTGAAGGTGATAAAGTATATATTACTGAAAAATTAGATGGTTCAAACTTATGTATATTTAAAAAAGAAGAAGAATTATTTATTGCCCAAAGAAATAATATTTTTAAATTTAGTGAGTTAGAAGATGCAAAAGATAAGTTATATAAGGGCTTATATCAATGGTTAATTGATAATAAAGATGATTTATATGATTTGTATAATAATAGTGTTATTTGTGGCGAATGGATGGGCATGGGATGTTTAAAATATACAATTGATGAATTTGATAAGAAAATTTATATGTTTGCAAAAGCGAATGTTGATGATGATTTTAAATTATATAATTTGAGTTATGATCATAATATGTTTATTTATTCATTCCAAAGCCAAAACATACCAAAATGTATAGGTATTGTTCCTGAAGTTGCTGAATTAAATGTGTTGCCTGATAAAAAATATTTAGATGTTTTATATCAAAAATATGTTGATAAAGTAAAAAGAAATGTTGAGGGATTTGTTGTTAATTACCAAAATATTATTTCTAAATATGTAAGAATGAAGAATGGTAAATTACAAGAACATCACGAATAATGATAATTAATCATAAAAATTGGTGAAACCGATGGCAAAAAAATACTTAGTAGATGAATTTGGCGAAGTATTAGATGTAATAAATGAAGGAGATAGAATTGTTAAAGGAGAAGCTGTTGAATACTTACTTGGCACAGTTGAAGTTAAGTTCAAAAAATTTTATAAAGTAAATGAACTTGTGTGTGCTAATTTAAGTAAATATGGGCAATTCCTTTTTTTAATACTTCAATACATTGGCTTTGCAGACGGAATATTAATATTTGCAAATGGAAGAAAAGTAAGACCTAAACATTTGGCAGGTATGCTAGGCAAAAAAAATCGTAGTGGTGCGAGAATAATCAATGAATTAATTAATAATGACATTATTCATAAACATAAAGATGGCAGAACATATTATTTTACCTTTAATCCATATATTGCAATAAAAGGAAATAGAATAACAAAAGATTTATATGACGAATTTAAAGATACAAAATATAGAATTATAGAGAAACCAGAAAGAAAGAGCAAAAATAATGAAAAAATTGAAAGTAAACAAGATTAAATGCTTATCATGTGGAGATATTATTGAAAGTAAATCAGTGCATGACTACAAAGAATGTAAATGTGGAAAAGTTGCTGTTGATGGCGGATTAGAATATGCAAGCAGAAATTTTCCAAAATGGCCTCCTGAAGATTGGTTTGAAGATTTAAGTGAGTATGATGAGGTAAATGATAACAGTAAATGATTATATAAAAAATATTTTGCAAAAGAAGAACTGGACTTTGCAAATGTTTGCAATTCAAATTAATAGAGTAAAATTTTCAATAGGAATTGAAAGTAAGACAACATCACAGAATATATCAAATTTTTTAAATCAAGTTGATAAAAAACATGTTTTAAGACCGAAACAACTTGTTATTTGGGAAAATGCTCTTGACTTGCCTATGGGGACATTATCAAATATGGTTGAACAGCCAAAAACAAAAGCAGGAATACAGGAATTAGAGAAATTAAAAAGGAAAATAAAAAACAATGAAAAAAAGTGAATTAACAGTAATTGGAATTATAGTAGTAATAATAATTTTAGCAATTTTAGTTGGAATTGAATCTTTGATAAATTGGGGATTAGGTGTGTTAATTATTAATGTGTTTGATATTAATTACACTTGGACTTTTATGCACGGTTTATGTTCAACTATAATAATTGGAATGTTAAATTATATTATTAAGAAAAATAATTAAGAGGTATAAATATATGAAATTATATGTAATAAAAAATAAAAAAACAGGCAAATTAATTAAACCAGATTCATATATAAATAGCACACCAAAATTTTACGCAAATATTAGATTTGCAAAGTGCGCTATGACTTGTCATAATATGTCAAAAGAAGATTATGATATAGTTGAATTTGAATTGGTCAATGAGAGAGTAGTAAATTAGAAGGTAAATAAATGGCATATAAAAAAGGCGATAAAATTGTAATAAAAAATATGCCAAAGCAAGATAAAATTGAAAGTAAACACGAAGATTTAATAAATGATTTAACATCAATTATTTCTTCAAAAAAATATAAAGAAACGGACAAATTAGAATGTTCTAATTTACTTATTCAAACTTTAGAAAATTGGTATTTAGATGATGAAATTGCTCCGATAAAATATGCAAAAAATAAATTGATTCCATTGTTACATAAAACTGTTGAAAAGTCTTCTGTTGAGTTAATGAATGATTTTTTTGATGTATATAAAAGGTTGTATATTTTTTGCGCTAGAAGAGATTTAGAATGTTTTATTGACTATATGGAATGGGATATGCCAAAAAAGGTATTAGCTCCAAGAAGAAAAGTATTAAAACCTTATGTTGACGCATTACAAAAAATTGCATTTGACCCTAAAGTTGAATATTTAATAGTATCGTTACCACCTAACTTTGGTAAGTCATATATATTAAATAATTTTACTGCTTGGTCTTATGGCTTAAATATAAATAACTCTAATTTGAGAATATCTTATTCATATGACTTAGTTGCTGGATTCAGTAGAATGATAAAATCTTTAGTCGCAAGTCCAAAATTTGCTGAAATATTTTCACAATATAAACTTTATAATGGCAAATGTTTTGATGTGGACCAACTAGATAACTGGCACATTAAAAATTCACAAACACCTAAAAGCCATATTGCAAGAACAAGAGAAGGTTCAACAACTGGAGAAAGAGCTAATTTTGCTATTATGTTTGATGACCTTTGCAAGGGTGCTGAAGAAGCAAATAATATTGTAGTTCACGAAAAAAATTATAATAGTTGGACTACTGAATGGTGGAATAGAAAAGCTAACAATAATGTTAAATATATATTTGTTGGTACATTATGGTGTCCTGAAGATATTTTAAATAGAGTAAAAGATGATAGGGAAATCATTTCAAGATATATTGATACCGATATACCATTTACACAAATGACTGAAGATGGAAGTACAATATTAATTCGTGTTCCAATGCTTGATGAAAATGGTAAAACAACATGTCCAGAAGTTTATTCACAAAGAAATGCAGAATTTATTCAACAAACAACAGACCCAATTTTATTTAGCGCTGTTTATCAACAAGACCCACAAGCACCTACAGGACGAGAATTTGCTGATGAATTACTATTACATTACGAAGAATTGCCATTAAACGAAGATGGTACACCTGCATATAGCAATGGTTCATATGCAGTATTAGACCCTGCTAGAAAAGGCAAGGATAATGTTGCAATGCCTATTCATAAACATGGTAATGATGATTATTACTATATGATAGATTGTATTTTTCAACAAAAGCCAATGACAGATTTATATGATGAAATAGTTAATAAAATAATAGAACATACTGTTGTAGAATTAGTTATAGAAAATAACACCGATACATCATTAAAAACTTTATTAGATGAAAAGTTAAAAGCAAAGGGATATTATTTATGTGATATTCGAGAAAAATATAATACTGCTAATAAAGAAAATAGAATAAAGGATAACAGGGGAATAGTAAAAAGTAGAATAAAATTTAAAGATAAAAACAAATATTTACCAAATAGTGATTATGGTAGATATATGAAAAATTTAAATTATTATTCATTTGATTATCCTAATAAACACGATGATGCTCCAGATGCTTCATCAATGATGGCAAGTGAAATAATAATTGGTCCTAATAGAATTTCAAAACCTATTCCAATAGACAGACGAGAATTTGGAATTTAGTACCACACTTGCTTGACTAAAATATATAAAAATGATAAAAATAGCATGATAAATGTTGTAATATATTTATCTTGCTTTGGTGTGGAGCATAACTACCGACAATATGTTAGAGTTATGTTCCTATTTTTTTTAGGAATACAAGAGGGTGTTCTTATGAATGAAAGCAATAAATCAACTACAAAAAACATTGATTTTAAAAGAATGTATGGAAGACAATTAATAACTGCTGATTATACAGAAGATGAATTAAATGAGCAAACAATTTCTGAAATATTAACTAAAAAATTTGCAGTTCATGAAAAAAATTCTGAAGAAATCAAATATTTATATAACTACTACAAAGGGAAACAACCGATATTAGAAAAAACAAAAGTTGTTAGACAAAATATAAATAATATTGTTTTAGAAAACAATGCGTTATTTGCTGTTGAATTTAAAAAAGGTTATGTATTTGGAGAACCTATTCAATATGTTCAAAGAGGAGATTCTGCAAATAATGAAGTATTAACTTTAAATAGTTATATGACAGCAGAAAACAAACATTCAAAAGATATGGATTTAGCAGAATGGCTATATGTATGTGGGGTTGCTCCAAGATTAGTTCTTGCAGAAAAGGACAATGAAGAAAGTCCATTTAGTATTTATAACTTAGACCCTAGAACATCATTTATTGTTTATGAAAATGGTTTAGGTAATAAAAAGTTATTTGGCTGTACTTACTTAATAAAAGATGATGGAACAAAAAAAGGAACTATTTATACAAAAAATAAAGTTTATAACTTTAATGGAGATGTAGGAAAATTTAATGTTAAATTAGCATCAACAAAAAACAATCCAGATGCAATACATATTTATGGAAGTGTGCCATTTTTTGAATATACACTTAATAAATCAAGAATGGGAATAATTGAAATAGCTATATCAATGTTTGATGCTTTAAACAATGTTTCTTCAAATGATTTAGATGGATTAGAACAATATGTTCAATCTTTAGTTGTATTCGTTAATAATGATGTTGACGCACAAACATTTAAAGAATTAATGGATTTAGGAGCAGTTAAGGTTAAATCTGAAAGCCCAAATATGCCAGCAGATGTAAAATTGCTAGTTAATAGTTTATCTCATAATGAAACCAAAGTTATTTATGACAGAATATATAATAATATGCTAACTATTTTAGGTATTCCTGCTAAAAATGATAAAGCAAGTGGTGGAGATACAGGACAAGCAAGATTGTTGGGCGAAGGTTGGACAATGGCAGATGAACGAGCAAAACAAGATGAACTATCTTTCAAAAAAACTGCTAAAGAAGAATTAAAACTAATTTTAAATATATGTAAAAAAGCACCTGCTAGTGAAATAAATAAATTAACATTAAAAGATGTAGATATTAAATTTACAAGAAATAAATCAGACAATTTACTTGTTAAAGCACAATCATTATTGAATTTAAAACAAGCACAAATTGCTCCTGATATTGCAATGACAGTATGTGGTTTGTTTAGCGACCCTAATGAAACATATTATAAGTCAAAAGATTATTTTGGCGATGAATTATGGAAAGAAAGCAATTCAAAGCTAAAGGAATTAAATGATAGTAATTTATCAAAAGAAAAAATACCAAGTTAGATATTTCTAACTTCTTCATAGGTAAGTAGTGTAATGGTAGCACAATGGTCTCCAACACCATTAGTCAGAGTTCAATTCTTTGGTTGCCTGTCATGAGTCATTAATTTAAAGGTAAAATTCCAGTCTTCCAAACTGGTAATGTCAGTTCAATTCTGACATGGCTCTCCATCTGGTATTAGCCTAATTTGGTAAGGCTCTTGTTTTGGGAACAAGCGATTAGAGGTTCAAATCCTTTATACCAGACCATACAGGAATAACTCAGTTGGTTAGAGTGACGAGCTTATATCTCGTTGGTCGTGGGTTCAAGTCCTTCTTCCTGTACCATGTATCTTTAGCCAAATTGGAAAGGCAACAGACTGCAACTCTGTGATTAAAGGTTCGAATCCTTTAGGGTACTCCAATATTTCCAAGTAGGCGAAATGGTAAAGCCATCAGACTTTGGATCTGATATTTGGTAGTTCGAGTCTATCCTTGGAAACCACCGCACCATCTTCTAATGGCTAGGAAAACCGACTTTCTCTCGGTCAATCAGAGTTCGAGTCTCTGTGGTGTGACCACATTAAATGGTGAGGTTTATTTAATGGTAAAATGCTAGTCTGTGAAACTAGATATGTAAGTTCAATTCTTACACCTCACACCAAAAAAAGAGATATGCCTATCACACAGGGCATAAATGTGTGGCACTCAAAATTGTCCACCAAGACTATAAAAGGGTTAGAGTGATAAGGAATAAAATGAAAGAAAAAATAACTGAAGTTTTAAATGATGAAACACTAGAAACTGTTGAGGAAAAAGTAAACAAAATTGCTAAAGAATTAGCATTGTTAGTAATTCCAAAAGATAAATATAACAAATTATCTGAAAGAGTTGATAGTCTTGAAACAGAAAAAACAGAACTTCAAAAAAAATATGATGCTTTAGAAAAACAAAACATGACTGCTGAAGAATTAAAAACTAAAGAATTAGAAGATTTAGAAAAACAAAAAAGAGAACTAGCTTTAGAAAAAAATAAAATCAAAGCAGAAGGACTATTTACTAAGGCAAATATTGATGAAAAACAAATTGAAACATTGCTAGATAAAGTTGTTAGTGATGATGAAACAAAAACAGTAGAATTGACTAATAGTATTATTGAAATTTTAAATACAAAAATTGAAGATACTAAAAAACAAACAACAACAAGTTTATTGACTGGTACTCAAAAACCTGTTGTATCTACAAATGGTAACGATGCAAAAGCAATCACTTTAGAAGATTTTAAAAAAATGAGTTATGGAGAAAAGAAAAACTTATTATTAACGGATAAAGAGAAATATAACGAATTAGTACAACAAGAGTACAAACAATTATAGAGTGTAAATAAAAATTGTGAATGACTTTTACACTCTCGAGAAGAAATACGAGAGGAAACGAAACAATTAATGAATACAAAATTAGAAAATTTATTTGTACCAGAAGTAGTTGGTCCTGAAATTGAAACAAAATTAGCTAATGATATTAAATTTTTACCTTTTGCTAAATTTAGATATACATTAGAAGGTAGAGCAGGAAATACAGTTACTAGATGGTTTTGGAAATATATAGGAGATGCTGAAGAATTTGCTGAAGGAGAAGCTATTTCTTATGGTCAATTAGGACAAGACACTAAAGAAGTAACAGTTAAAAAGGCTGGTCGTGGTGTAAAATTAACTGATGAAGCTGTATTAAGTGGACAAGGAGATCCTGAAGGAGAAGCAGTTGCACAAGTTAGATTAGCAATAGCAAGAAAAATCAATGCTGATTGTAAAACTGTTTTAGATGCAATCGGAACTGAAATGACAGTTGGAGATGGAACTGCAAAATTAGGTTCAGGTTTAGTTCAAGATGCACTTGCATTATTTGGAGAAGATTATGAAGGACCTAAAGCAATTTTAATTAATGCTAGTCAAAGAAAAGATTTAATGAACGATGAAGAATTTATTCCAGCAAGCGAAATTAAAGCTGAAATGATGATAACTGGTTCATTAGGACAAATTCTAGGTTGCGATATAATCGTTTCAAACGATGTAACTGAAGTTGATGGAAAATATAACAACTATCTATTAAAAGGAACTCCACTTGCAATTGAAGTAAAAAGAGGAATTATGCCTGAAAGAGATAGAGATATTGATAATAAAATTACTAAATTCAATGCAGATATTCACTATGTTACTTTCTTAGAAGAAGAACAAAACGCAGTAAAAATCGTTACATTGAAATAGTAAAATTGGAGAGTGTACCTTATGGAAGATACAATATTAAACACTCAGTTATCTGAAATAAGACTTCAAATTCTTGGAGACACAGATAATACTAGTAAAGATGATATTTTTAAAATAATGTTAAAAAGAGCTAAATATATTGCTTTGGGTACACTTTATCCATATGATTTTGAAATCACAGAGTTACCACAAAGAATACAAGAGGATTGGCAAGTAAGATGTGCCATAGAATTATATGAAAAAATGGATGCAACAAATGTACAATCATATAGTGAAAATGGTTTGTCAATTACTTATTTTACTGGACTATTATCTAGCAATTTAATACATGAATTGACACCAAAAGCAGGTGTGCCAAAATGAGTTTAAAAAATTGGAAAAAGACAATTTACATAGCTTCAAAAATAAAAACAGATATAGATGATTATGCTAATGAAATTATTGTTTATAATAAACCAATAAAATACAACTTCAATGTTCAACCAATCAGTTCTGAAGTTGACTTGAAAGAATTTGGCGAAAAATCTAGTATGATACAAAAAGCAATAATACCAATAAAATATATAAATATATTTAAGGAAAATGATGTTGCATATTTGGATAATGCTAGTCCTGATGGTGAAGTCTCAAATGGAGATAATGCAAATTATAAATTAATGCCACCTAGAAATCAAAATATGGCAATAGCTATATATTTTGAAAGACTTACAGGAAAGTAGGTGTAATAATGAACAAATTAATTAAAGGCAATTTAGTTATGAAAAATGTAGCAGATAAAGATGTTAATATGTATGTTAAAGCTGGTTGGAAGTTGGAAGTTAAACCAAAGAAAAAAACAAAGAAAGAAATTGAATTGGTAGAAAATGCAGAAAACAATAACAGCATCGTTGTCAAAGAATAGTTTTGGAAAAGTAGCAGAGTATTTTGAAAAATATAAAAAAGCACTAGAACAAAGTGTAAATAATAGTATTTTAAAAACAACACTTTTCTTATATGAAACTATTGTTGCTAATTGCAATAACAATGGAATAATTAATCATACAAATGAAATTAAATGGTCTTATGATGAAAAAACAAATACTGGTAAAGTTTATACTAACGATAATGTAATCATTTTTAATGAAATGGGAACAGGAATAACAGGAAGTAATAATCCTCATCCGAATCCATCAAAAGAATTTTCTTCGTGGAAATATGATGTTAATAACCATGGAGAAAAAGGATGGTATTATCCAAAAGAAGATGGAACATTTGGTTGGACAAAGGGTTTGCCAAGTAGGCACATGTTTTATGATGCTTTTAATACAATTAGACCATTATTAAAAGAAAATATTGCAATAGAGATAACAAAAACAACTGAGGATTTATATGTTAAATGAATGAATTATACGAAACGATTTATAAAGATTTAAAAACATATTTATTGAACAATTCAAAATATTTACCGACTATAACAAAAATACAACCTAATGAAATTTCAAAATTTCCTTTGGTGACTTGTGTAGAAGGCGATTATGAATATTCATATACAACACTAAAATATGGCGATAAATTATATGATTATAATTTAATGACAATAAATATATTTGCTCAAAATGACACCATAAATAATGAAAAAGTAAGTGGCATGACTATAAAAAATGAATTAAGGGAATTGGTTGAAAAATATTTTGAAGAAACATACAAATTAAAAGTTAAAACAACTCCTAATGCGCCTAATATTGATGATTCAATATTTAGATGTATTATAAGGGTTGATTGTAATGTTGATACAAAGTTTAAGGATAAATTGGTACTTTATCCTAGATAAAAAAAAGAACTAACAACTGGTACTTGTTAGTTCAAATGTAGAATATATTTGTGAATGACTTCTACATATTCATTGTACCAAAAAATTGAGAATAATACAATGAAAGGCGATAATATTAATGGAAAATATGGTAGCGCAAAGTGATGTTGGAACATTACTTTATTACAAAAATGGTGAGAAATATGAAGAATTAATAGAAATTATTTCTGCTCCTGCTGAAGGGTCTGCTGGTGGAACAATTGAAGTAACTACTTTAAAAAGTGCAGTAAAACAATATATAGCAGATAGACCAGATGTTCCAGAACAAGATTTCGGTTATAACTATACTGAAACAAATAGAACTAAAGTAAATACTATTTGTGATGGTGCTGTTCACGATTTCTTAGTAAAATTTCAAGATGGTTCTGGTTATACAATAACAGGAACTGCACAAACTTGGACTAATGAAATTGGAAGAGGACAAGCACTTGAAGCAACTTTACATGTTGTTGCAACTGATGTGGCTTGGAAAAATGCAACTGAAGTTACTGCTTTAATAGGATAATGAAAACAAAGGGGATAATATATGAACACATGTATCATTGAAATTAATGAAAAAGAATATACTTTATGTTTAACAAGAGAATCAGTAAAAAAAATAGAAAATTTAGGATTTAATATTCAAAGTTTTATACAAAAACCAATAACATATCAAGATGTATTATGGTATGGTGGATTTACTGCTAATCATGCTGATGTTAATCCCAATCTTGCTATTAAGTTAATGGAAACTTACAAACAAGAAGGTGGAGATGTAAACGAAGTATTAGAGTTCTTGGCAGAAGAATATTCAAATTTTGTCAATGCCCCAACCGATACAGCTTTAAAGAAAAAAGCGAAGATAGTCAAGGCATAGACAATAATATAGAAGAAAATAAGTATGAAAATCTAACTGATTACTTCAAAGACTTATTACCTTATGCAATCGAATACGGTATGTCTGTTAATGAGTTTTGGAGGGGAGACCCCGACTTGTTCTGGGCATATCGTTTTTCTTATATAAGGAAACTGCAAAATAAAGCAGAAATAGAAAATACAAATGCTTGGATTCAGGGTGCATATTTTTATGAGGCAATATCGGTCGCTTTATCAAATGCCTTTAGTAAACAAAAAATATCGTATCGTGATAAACCATTCGATTTCAATTTTAAAAATGAAAATTCAAATCCAAAGCAACAAAAGCAGATAAAAATAAATCCTTTAGAAGAAAAACTAAAGGCAAGAGCGAGACAAGTGGAACAACTGCTTGGAGGCGAAGAAAACAAAAATGGAAAATAATGAATTAAGTATAAAAATAACTGCTTCAATGAATAAAGCATTAGAATCTATTAATAAATTCATTCCTAAAGTGAAAGAAACAGACAATGTTGTAACAAAAATGTTAGCGCACATGGATAAAAATGGACAATTAACAGGTTTTACTGTTGAATTAAAAAATCTTGAAAGTGAAATGGAAAAAATTACCAAAACAAGTAAAAATTTTAAAAACGCATTTAATTTAGGAGCGACATTTGCAGTAGCAAGTAAAATAGCGAGAACAGGTCTAAATTGGATAAAAAATTCAACTGATTATTCAGAAGCATTAAACTTATTTAATGTAGTTCTTGATGATACTACTAACAAAGCAATACGCTTTCAAAATATTATGAATGAAGCATTTGGAACAAATCAAGCTGAAACTTTAACAAGACAAGGTTTATATCAATCTATGGCAGAAAATATGGGTATAGCTAGTAATTATGCTTATATTATGTCTGAAAATACAACAAAATTAGTCAATGATATTTCTTCATTATATAATAAAGACGAAAATACTGTCGCCGAAGCATTAAGAGCTGGTATATTTGCAGGTCAAACAAAACCTTTGCGTTCTTTTGGTATGGATATTACTGAAAATACATTACAACCAGAACTTGAACGTTTAGGAATAGATAGAACTATTCGTGATTTAAGTCAAGCAGAAAAACAATTATTAAGATATATATCTGTTTTAAGACAATCACAAGAAGCACATGGAGATTGGGCAAATACAATTGAAGCTCCTGCTAATCAATTAAAAATATTGAAAAACCAAGTGGTAGAAGCATCAAAATCGCTTTCCAATTTATTTGTGGGTGCATTTGGTTCAATGTTACCATATGCTAATGCTATATTAATGGTAATAGAAGAAGTTTCAAATGCTATAGCAACGATGTTTGGAATTGAAATATCTGATTATAATAGTGGGATTGCAGATATGTCAAATGCTTTTGTTGATGTTGAAGATAGTATTGATGATGCAACTGGGTCGGCAAAAGAATTAAAAAGACAAGTTTTAGGTTTCGATCAAATTAATAATATAAATGACAATAAGAATAGTGGCTCTGGTGGTTCTTCAGTTAGTGGTGGAATAGACCAAAGATTATTAGATGCTATTACTGGTTATGATAATGGAATGGAAAGAGTTCGTATGAAAGCTATTCAAATTAGGGATAATATTATGGAATGGCTAGGTTTTACTAAAGAAATTAATCCTTTGACTGGTAAGGTAAGTTTTAAATATGAAGGAATTAACACTACTCTAAAAAATGTTTTGAACTCATTTAAAGGATTGTCAACAGAAGGCAAAATATTAGCTGGATTAGGATTGGTTGCTGGTGCAACATCATTGTGGAAAACAAGCAAGAAATTAATATCAGTTTTTGGGAATAGTGGTTTAGGGAAAGTATTAAAATCTTTATTATCTCCTGCAAAGTCATTGTTAGATTGGATGAAGCTTGGCGTTAAAGTTAATGGCAATTTAACGAGTGGGCTCAAAGATGGAATATTGGCGTGGCGAGAACAAAATGTCGTTGTTAGAGATGCAAAGGATAATATCGTTGTATGGAAAACAGCTTTGAACGGTGTAATAAACGCATTAAAAGGTTTAGCAGTAGCAGGTGGTAGTTTTCTAATATTAGATAATGCAATGAAGGACATGACAGATAATGGCGTTAATTTAGTTAATATTCTAGGTGCTGTTTCTGGTAGTCTTGGAACGATTAGTGGCTTAGCACAGGCAGGTTCGGTATTTGGACCAATTGGTACTGCCATTGGCGCGGTAACTGGTGGTTTAATAAGTTTATATGATGTTTACATGAAAATGCCAACTGAAGTAACAAAAACAACTAGTGCCTTGAAAGAACAAAATCAACAAATGAATGAATATTTAGAAACATTATCACAAGAAAAGCAAATTATTCAAGAAAACTTAAATAATAATCTTATTATGACTGGCGTACATAAAGAACTTGTTGACGAATTAGAAACTTTAGTAGATGCAAATGGAAAAGTAAAAAAGGGATATGAAACTAGAGTTGAATTTATTTTAAACGAATTATCTGGTGCATATGGTATTGAATCTACTTTAGTAGATGGAATAGTTGGAGATTATAAAAATTATATAAAAAATATTGAAAAACTTATTAAAACTAAGGAAGCCGAATATATTTTAGAAGCAAATCGTGAAGCATATGTTAACGCACTAAAAAACGAAAATGAATTATGGGCAAAGAAAGAAGAACAAATCAAAAAAACAGCAGATGCTCAAAAAGCATATGATGAAGCGATGGCAGAAATAACCGAAAAACAAAAAACTTATGATGAATTATTAATGTATGCTGGAGAAGAAGTTAATATACAAGCGATTATATTAGGCATAGAACTTAGAAAACTTAAAAAGAATGCAGGAGAATTAAAAACAGAATTAGAAAATGCAGTTGAAGAAGAAACAAATGCTACAAATAAATATAAGGAAAATCAAATAGAAAAAATAAAATATTCAAATGTTGCAACATCTGTAATAACAGGAGATTATGAAAAAATTGAAGAAAGCATCAATGAATTTACAGATTCTTATATAAAAGACGGCGAAATAATAAAAGAAAGTTTAGATCAGCGAATAAAACACGAAAAAGATAATTTAGATATAATTGCCGAAGCGTATAAAACCTATGCCACAGATACTACTAAAATGTTATATGAAAATCAAAAAGAAAAGTATAACAATTTAGTCAACTCATTATTAGAAGAAACAAAAGCAATAGAAGAATTAACTGATGAACAAGCGACAGCATGGGGAGAATTGGCAAAAGCGGATAAGGGAAGTTTTTTAGAAGTGTTTAAACAATTACCAGAAGATATACAGCAAGAAGTTGTTGATAAAATGCAAGATAAGGGTTATTCAATAAGTGATGAATTGCAAAAAGGTATTAATCAAATAAATCCTACTATTAAGGTAAAAGCAGATACATCAAGTGCAAATGCAACCATTAAATCTTTCTTTACAAATCTTCCTTCAAAAGTTATTGATTTCTTTGGCGGGAGCAAAAAAGCTGATGGAGGTGTTTATGCAAACGGAAAATGGCATAATATTGCTCAGTATGCTTCTGGTGGTCTTCCTTCAATGGGACAAATGTTTATAGCAAGAGAAAAAGGTCCTGAACTTGTTGGAACAATTGGCTCACATACTGCGGTTATGAATAACAATCAAATTGTTGAAAGTGTAAAAGCTGGTGTATATGAAGCAGTAGCAATGGCTATGTCAAATACTGGTGGCACAAGTGTCGATATTAATGTAAGAGCAGACGAGGGAATTATTGTAGAGAAAGCAGTAAATGGAATACAACAACATGTAATTAGAACTGGAGAATTACCATTTACTGTGCCTGTATAGGTGTGATGATATGGAAGAAAATATAACAGTATCTCCAACAAGTTTTATATTTAACAATAGTTTATATTCATTAAATGCAAGCGCTTGTACATTTTATGTAAAAATTAATGGGAAAGATATATCTAATTATTTAAAAGTTGGAACAAGTGTTGGTTGGTATGATGTTTCAAAAAATAGTGGTCGTGAAACAACAAATGCCAAAGGTAAAATGATTTTAAATGTAATTGCAACAAAGTATAGATTAGATTTGGTTTGCAGACATTTAAATAATGACGAATTTATAGATTTTTATAGTGAAATAATAAAATCCCCAGTAATGGAAGTTGAATTTTATAATCCATTTACTGGTAAAAATCAAACAGCAACAGTTTATCGTGGAGATAGAAATGCAAGACCATATATGCCATGGGGAGTAGGCTTCTTATTTGAAGGACCAACACAAGCATTAATTGAATTGTAGGTATAATATATGACAGAAAAATTTAAACAAGAATGTAAAAATTATGCCAATGCAAATAGGATAGGAAAAATAGAGTATGGAGATAATCAAATTATTTCCTGCTCTGACTATTTGCAATCATTAACGATAGATGAAAGTTGTGCTGTTAATAATGAAATATTAAGTTCTATTTGCTCTAGAACAATAAAACTTAACACTTTACAAAATTATAATTTATTAAATCAAGAAATAAATGCTCTGATTGGTGTCAAATATGACGATTCAAGTGAGGAATACATTAATGTTGGTAAATATATCATATCAGAAGAAAAGAACGAAACAACGACTAAAACAGACCAAATAACAGGTTATGATTACTTAAAATTATTAGATAAAAAATATATATGTGGCATAACCGATTGGGTTGAGAAAACAATAAGAGATGTTTTGCTAGATGTTTGTCAACAAACTGGTTTAACCTTAGAAACTACAAGTTTTACTAATGATGATATTCCTGTAAATGGTAATTTATTTCAAGGTGGAGAAACATGTAATCAAGTTTTAAAAGCTATATTAAATGTTACATTGAACTTTGCTTATATAAATCGAGAAACAAATACATTATCTTTAAAATGGCTAGATAATGAAGTGTCAGAAATATTTACTAAAGATGATTACTCAATATTAGAAAAAAACAATGTTGTTGGTCCAATAAATTGTTTAGTTGTAAAACTTACTAATGTTGACGGAGAAAATGTAACTAGGCAAGATGATGAAAGTATCACTTTAAATGGCGAAAATCAATTTATAATAAATGACACATATTTTCTAAATACTCAAGAATTAAGAGACCAATATATAGATGCTTTATGGAATAAAATAAAAGGTTTTAACTATGTAGATTATAAATTGACAACATATACAGGTAAACCATATTTAACAATTGGAAATAAAATTTCTATTGAAAATGAAGATGGAACTTATTTTAATTCTTATATTTTAAAAAATAATTTCACTTATGATGGTTCATTTATGAGTATTTTTGAAGCGCCTTCTTTAAGTAAACAAGAAGAACTAATTAAAAATAGTCAAGAAACTATTAAAGATTTTAAAAAGCGAACAGAAATTCAGGTTAAAAAAATAGAAGGAGAAATTTTACTTAATACCGAACAAAATGTAATTATTCAAGACAAAATTAATAATGAAGTTTATACGATAACTCAAGTTAATGAATTAATTCAAAATGCTGAGACTGGTCTTACTAATACTTTTAAAAAAATTGGTGGCAATAACCTGTTAAGAAATACAGGATTATATTTTAAAAACAATGATGTATATGATTATTGGAATGGCAATGTTGAAAAGAAAATACTTGAAAAAAGTGCATCAGGAACTTCAATGCTATTAAAAGCTGATTCATTAAAACAAAGTCTTTCCTTAGCAAATGGAACATATTCTGTAGGATTCAAGTATAGAAGATTAAATCCTTTAGGTAATGCTAGTGTTAAATATAATGGTCGTGAAATTGTTTTAGATGAAGAGGGAGAGATAACAACAACTGAAGAAATAACAACAAATTCATTTGAAATAGAAATAATGTGTGATATAGCTGATTCTTATGAAATATGGGAATTAATGCTAAATAAAGGTTCTGAAAGTGCAGTATGGAGTCAATCTGCAAATGAAGTTCACACAGACACAGTTAATATATCAAAAGGTGTTACAGTAGAAGCAACAGAAAATGATACCAAAGCAACGCTAGGTGCAGAAGGATTAAATGTTGTAAATAAAATAACAAATGCCAAGGTATTAAAAGCAACTGATACTGGAATAGAAACAACAGATATTAAAGCAACAACAGGAACAACAGGAGGTCTAATGCTTAAAAAAGTTGGTAATCAAACGATAGGAGTTGGTATATAATGGCTACAATAACATTAAATGAAACATTCCCACCTACAACCAAATCAGTATTATCAATTACTGAAAGTTCAAGAACTAGTGAAAAAACAAAATTTAATTTAAGTGTAAAAACAAATCTAGTTTCTTCAACAGGTTATGTAGGAACAACTATTTCTTTATATGGAAAAGTTGAAATAAGTGGAACAGGAATAACAACTCAATCTAAGACATTAACTTTAAAAAAATCTTCTGAAGATTGGCGAGATACTTCTGTTCATACAACGACAGGAACATTTGAAGTAAATATACCTGCTAATGTAAATAGCATTAAAGTAAAATATACAATTTGGTATAGCGATGTTTCTGATGATAAAAGGTCTTCTTCAACAACAATGTCAATTACTAAATTGGTTAGTCAATTAAATGCTTTTTCTAATAATAATACATTAGATATAGAACAACCATTAATATTGTCAATCACTGAATATGATGAAGCATATACAAGTAATTTGAAAATGAAAGTAAGTGGAACTCCAATATTAACTTTAAACAATGTTGTTGACGGACAAGAAATAACATTAACACAAGATCAAATAGACAATATATATAGCTTATCTCCAAATAATACATTTGACATTGAGTGGGTTTTAGAAACATATTCAGGCGATACATTACTTGGAGAAATGAATTTAACATCAACGGGTGTTATAACAAATGCAAATCCAATATTTAGTGATTTTGACTTTGAAGATATTGATATACAAGTAATTGCATTAACTGGTGGCGCTAATTATGTTAAGGGATATAGTGATATTAAAATATCAAATTTAATTGCAACTGCACAAAAACAATCAACAATTAAGTATTGGAATATTAATAATAACTTGATTGAAAATACTGGCTCTAATGAAATAATATTAGAAAATCATGCAAGTAATTCAATAACGATTTATGCAGTAGATTCAAGAGGAAATTCAACACCACTTACAAAACCTATTCAAAATTTTATTGAATATTATAAATTAACAAAAGGAAATCAAGATAATGAAAGAATAAACAATGTAACAGAACAAGTTAGTATATCTTTTGAGGGAGATTTTTTTGAATGTGATTTTGGAAACAAACAAAATGAATTAAAAGTATCTTACAAATACAAAAAGACAAATGATAGTGAATATATAACAGGTGAAACAATAATCACACCTACTATTGAAAATAATAAATATTCATTTAGTGGTTTGATTAAAGGAGATACAGACAATGGATTTGATATTGGAAGTTCTTACAATATTGGGGTTGAAGTAAGTGATGAGTTATCAAAAGTTGAATATAGTTATGTTATTCAAGCAGGTATTCCAGCATTTGCAGTATTTGGAAACAAAATGGCAATTGGAGATATGTATGATGAAAGTAAGAGCGAATACAATGTCCAATTATGGAACAAGGTTCTTGTAAATGGGATTGACTTTGATAAATTATTTAATGATACAGGGTGGAGAGATTTTAGTTGGACAAATTCATCATACATAGGAACAACACAAAGTTCTTACACAAGAAATCAATGGAGAGTTAAAGACAATATTTTATATATATTTATAGGTGTAGGTTCAACTTCTACTATTAATACAAGTGATGAAATTGAAGTTGCTAGAATACCGATAACAAATGTTGAATCCATAACAGGTAGTAGAGTATGGAATGGTGCAGTTGGCGCAACTGGTTCTTATGGTGGATTCTTTGTTGGACAAGAAGAAGGACACATATCTATTTATATGAAACCTCATACTACTGCAAATGGACAAACTGGTAAATGGTTTAGTTCATATTTTGCAATTCCATTAGATGATGATTGTTCAATAAACATTTAGAAAGGAGAATAAAATGGAGAAACTTATTTTAGAAATTGCTGGTTTAATTACTTCTGTTACTGTGATTATTACATCAGTTAATAAAATATTTGATAAGAAATTACAACCGATTAATAAGAAGATGGATCATTTAGATAAAAACCATTGTAAAGATTTTTTATCAGAATTTCTAGAAGATAAACAAAATGGCAAACCTATTGATGAAGTAAGGGCAAAAAGAGCATATGAGGTTTACGACCATTACACAAATGATTTAGATGGCAATAGTTATATACATGATAGTTGGGAAAAATTAATGAAATAAAGAGGTGATATTATGTTTAAAATTAATGAAAAAACAAAAGAAATACAAATAACAAGAGGAGATATAGCAAGCATAGGAGTAACTGCTTTAAATGAAAATGGTGAAGAACACGAATTTCAAGCAGGAGATATAATTAGATTTAAAGTATTCAAGGCAAAAGATTGTGATTGTGTTGAATTACAAAAAGATATAGTTATAGCAGAAGCAACAACTATGGTATTAGTTGATTTAACAAAAGATGATACAAGAATAGGAGATTTAATTGATAAATCAGTAGCATATTGGTATGAAATTGAATTAAATCCTGATACTAGACCACAAACCATTGTGGGTGTTGAATATAATGAAGAAACTAAAAAGGATGAACCAAAAATATTTAGGTTACTTCCAGAAGGAGCTGATAAATAATGATAAAAGCAATGGAAACAATAGCAGGTAATGTTAAAGAAACAGGACCTAGAGGTTTAAGTGCATATGAAATATATGTACAAAATGGTGGAAATCTAACAGAAGAAGAGTGGCTTGAAAGTTTAAAAGGAGAGCAAGGACCACAAGGACCAGCAGGACCATCAGGAGTAAGTGATTATAATGACTTAACTAATAAACCTACAATACCAACAAAAACAAGTGAACTAGAAAACGATAGTAATTTTTTAACAGAACATCAAGACATAAGTGGTAAACAAGATGTTTTAACAGCAGGAGAAAACATAATTATTGATGAAAATAATGTTATAAGTGCTATCGGTGGTTCAAGTGGACTTCCTACAATTAATGTGGAAGACTTAGAAAAATCTGGAACTAGATATATTATAGATGATAATATAAAACCATTTACACTTATAACTGTTAATTCATATGCCGAATTAATACTTGTTGGAACTACATCAGGATATATTTCACTATCACAAGGTTTACATATGATATGGTACAAAAGCAATGTAAAACCTAGCACATCAAGTTTTGGAAGTCTAATTCATATAAAGCTTATATCAATGGCAGAAGCAAATAATAATCTAATTTCTAGTGATTATTCTTTTTATAAGCAAGGAACATCTATGATATATACAAAACGCACATTTTCCCGTGGTGAATATGCTACACAAGAATATGCAAAAACTGCTCCGACTACATATACAGGTTATGATGCAACAAAAACACAAGTTCTTAAAAATATAAATGGCGTTCTTACTTGGGTAGATGAAGTGTAATTATGTCAGAAGCAAGTTTACAAAGTTAGGAGGTTAATATGTTAGATTTTGAATTAATAAAATTAGTATTAATTGCAGCATTATCAAGTTCTATTATAACAACAGCAATAATTCAGAAAATAAAAGAACACTTAAAAACAAAAAACTATCTATGGTATATAAGTCTAGGGGTGTCAATTATATTTGGCACTCTTTTTGCATTATGTTTTAGCGAGTTATCATTAGTTAATTGTTTATGGGTTGGTTTAATAAGTTGGATTGGAGCAGATGCAATTTACAAAACATTTGAAGACAAAATATTTACTTCATTTAGTAAAATGAAAGAAGTTATAGAAGTTCCAAAGAAAAATCAGATAATATTTGATAAAGAGGTATAATTATGAAATATAATAAAATGCCTTTAGAATACAATGGAATAACTTGTAAATATAAGGATACAACTGAACCTTATTATTCCATATCTAATCCACATAAGGGGGTAGATTTAGGGTGGAATAATAGTTATGGTGGGCAAAATAATACACCTGTTTATTCAATTAATGATGGAACAGTTATAGATTTAGGCAAATCAACAGGAGCTAATAATGCAGGAAATTACATTGTTATTAGGCACTCATACGATAACAATTATGATTTATGTAGTAGATATTTGCATCTGAAAGATGACTCCATCAAAGTTAAAAAAGGGGATAAAGTTTCAAGAGGACAACAAATTGCAATAATGGGTGGAACTTATGGCTATGCAGTTCATTTACATTATGAATTATGGAAAGTTCCAAAAAGTTGGAAATATAATATAAGTGATAGAAATAAATATGTTGTAAATCCTTTGGATTATACTTATCAATTTGATGACCAAAAAAACTCTAGTGATACAAAATTAACTAAAGTAGTAGGAACATCTAAACAAGTTAAAAGAAACACAACTAAAAATCAATTAGAGATAGTAGGTTCCTTATTAAGAATAAGAAAGGGTGCAGGAACTAATCAAACAATACTAGGTTATATTGACTTTGGTATTTATGATTATACTGAAACAAAAGAAGCAAATGGCTATACTTGGTATAATGTAGGTTTTGGTTGGGTTGCATATTTAAAAGATGATGTCAAAATTTATCCAAAAGAAAAAATACAAAACGAAGAAATTGAAATTTTGGAAAAACAAATTGAAAAATTAACTATCCAATTAAACGAGCAAAAACACACCATAGAGCAACAAAAAGAAGAAATAAACAAATTGACCGAAGAATTAGATAAAAGTCGAAATTTGGACGATTTTGTTTCAAATTTGAAAGGGTTTGTTGCTAATGAAACGGGCAATTATTATATAAACATGCAAAAAGGCGAAAAACTATATAAGGAAGATAAAAAATAAAAGACCAAATCTATTTTTTAGGTCTTTTTTTTGTAAACAAATATTGAATTGATAATGGTGTATGGAACTCTTTGTCATTTTTGATTTTTTTTATAGCATTTTTAAAAGCTATCATTATTATTCTAAACTTATCATTCATATTTTTCCCCCTGAAATGTTTAAAAAAATTTTTTCTGCTAAAAATAATTGTATCACATATTATATTCGGTTCTATCGTAATTTGCAAATTTTATTTTGTATTATTTGTTTATAAGGTTTAGGAGGAATAAATTATGAAAGTTGTAGCAAATGATTATCACATTAAAGATGTGATAAAAATAATGAGAGAGTGGACTGAATTAACACAAAAAGATTTTGCTAAATCTTTAAATAAAAGTAAAAGGACAGTAGAATGTTGGGAAAGTGGCATGTTTGCAATGAGCTTAAAAACATTTATGGAAATTGCTAAAAAATACGGTTATACAGTCACAATAGAAAAAAAGAAAAAATAA